CTCACGCAAAATAAAGACAAAGTCCACGTTCGTTCGCAGGTTTGGCGTGATACCTAACGGATACTGCATCGTAATGATAGTCATCATATCGATATGGCGTCCATTCATGAAGACATAGCGAGTCGACTCCTCCTTGATCCACGAGGAATCGTACAGACAGTCGTCCAGAATCAGAAAGGCTCGCGGATCGATAGACGAGTTTCCACCACCGCCATTCTTCGCCTTGTTGCGGTTCTGTTTCACTGTCATCTGTCGCTTAATGACGTTCATAACAATCTGAGGCGAATACTTGTCGTGAATGAATTTGGAAGGGACCATGTGCTGAAAGAACTCGTTGGCTACTTCTGTTCCTGAGATGACAGTGCCAACCGGAAACTCGTGCTGGGTGTTAAAGAGAATATCGCGAACCAAGAACGATTTGCCGGTATCCTTCTTTCCGATGCACACAATCATCGGACTCTTGCGAGAATCAATTTCGCATCGCTCTTTGATCTGGTCAATACTGAACTTGCGGAGTTGGTAGTTCATTGTTTTGACCCGCAGAAAGTGTTCTGCGTCTACTTACGCTGTTTCATTACCCCACCCTCAACACAATGGTGAAAGATTTGAGGACTCAGCCCGTCGACCTCCGTCTTCATCGCGTGGCCAAACTGAAGGCTGAGGCATGGAATCTCGAACACCCACAGCCTTTCTTTCCGTCGTTGGAGCAGCTGTTCAAGACAGAGAAGTTGACGTCCATGTCTGAGTATGGAATTAAGTTTCCTGAGGAGGTGGAGTCTGTGGTGGATGCGGACCATATCAAGACGACCAAGGGGCAGATCGTACCCGTTCATCGCAAGACGACGATGATTCTGAGTCCGTTCAAAACCATGAAGGGCGAGTATTCGGCACCTGGCCTGCCCAAGCCCGCGGAGACGGCCAAGGGCTATTCTGAGCAGATGCAGAGCCCGCACACAGCGGCCTATGTAGGTGCGTTAGCATCCGCAGTCCTGGCCATGTCGGAGTGCGAACACTTTCCGCGTGTGTATGGTCTGTATGCGGCAATGGCGACCAAGCACGAGGTCAATATCTCGGATGACTATGAGGAGCTGTGCGACCGCAAGTGGTTTGTCGATAATATCGGCAAGACATTTGAAATGCGTCTGCGTGGTGCGGGTGGTGAGGCCTTTACGCACACTCGCGGCCAGCGTGTTGCGGTTCAGGTCGGCGAGGACATTGAGTTAATCACTGAGGACGTGATGGCCGACCCTGTTGCCGAGCCGACAGCCATGGGTGTTGTAGAGGAGTATGAGATTCCCACCGAGTCGGAGAGCGATGACGAAGACTCGGAGGACGAGGATGTGTTTGATATCGAGTCCTGTGGATGCTCGGACAGCACGGCGGAGGCGGACGGTGAGTCTACCGCGAGTGAAAGCGATGAGGACTTTGCCTGGGCGACTTTCTCTGGAGTGCCTGTTGTGACCACGGTCATGGAAACGTGTGCGGGAACCTTCTACGACCTCCTCAATACAAGCAGCGACCCGACGCACCACACGGCGTGGGTGGCACAGATTGTCTTTGCCCTGGCGTATGCTCAGCGAACGTTCGGGTTTGTCCACAATGACCTCCATGGGAACAATGTAATGTATGTGCCGACGACGGAGGAGTTCCTGGCCTACAAGCACCATGGTGTGACGTATCGCGTTCCCACCTTTGGCGTGCTCATCAAGATTATCGACTTTGACCGTGCATCCTTCTCGGTGCGTATGGCGGGAATGAAAGAGAGTCGGTTCTTCATGAGTTCGCAGTTCAAGGATGATGAAGAGGCGGCGGGGCAGTACAACATTGAACCGTTCTACACGAACACGCATCCGCGTATTCCCCTGAACCCGTCCTTTGATTTAGCTCGCTTTGCGTCGAGTATGTTCTGGGATATGTTTCCGATGGGGCCGAAGCAGGAGACGACTCATCCACTGTTTGAGATGTTCAAACACTGGACGACGCTTCCGGACGGCTCGTCTGTCATCTTTCGAGCAAAGGGTGACAACCACGACCGCTACCATGGCTTCGATTTATACAAGGCGATTGCCAGGAACTTGAAGGAATCTGCAGTCCCCCGAAAGGAACTGATGAAGTTTGGTCAGTATGTGGGGAACGTTTCTCCTGGGACTCAGGTCCTGGTGATCGCGGAGTAGATTACTTCATACCGAACGTCTTGTACACCACCTTGTGCGTGAGAGCCCACACGACACCGAACACAACCGCGTGCGTCAGGGCGACGGTGAGACGCGAGCCACCCGGCGGCAGGGAGACAAGAACACCCGGGGTCAGAACAAAGAACAGCACGGCGGCATACAGAGACATGTACATTTTGTTTATTCAGCCAGAAAGTTTTAGAACGACGGCTTGCCAGTGAACATATCCTGGACAGCCGTCACCATGGGCTCGGCCACATCGGCACCGCCCAGGGCATAGACAACCCCGGCCGTGAGAACACCTGCACCACCTCCCACCTTGGCGGCGTCCGTTACATCAATCGGCTGCTCCTTGCCACGACGGTCCATCACATACAGAACAATTGCAACCATCACCACTGCCCCTACAACCATGCCATACGTGTACAGCTCGGATGTCATTTGTTTCGGAGTCCACTTTTTTCTACTCACAAATTGAGCGAGACTGTTTCCTTCGGCTCAAGCTTGACAGAGTCATTGTCATCATCCGTCTCGAACTCTGAATCGTCTAGCTTAATGTCCTCGCCGAGGGAAATGGCCGGGGCTTCATCCTCATCCTCATCCTCATCGAACTGAACCGCCTTCGGGGGCTCGGGAGGTGCCTCCACGAGAGCTGGAGCCGGAGCCACAAGAGCCTCTGGTTTGGGTGCCGCAGGAGCCTCGGCCACCGCCGACGACTGACTCTGAAAGTACGCACGACTGATATCCTTCCACGGGATGAAGCTGTCGATGACCTCATTCATCGCAGCTCCAATCATCGTCTCAATCTCGCGACGGTTGCGAGCCTGCTGCTCCGACATGACGCCCACTGTCTTGAACAGGTACGCCGACGACCACGCAAGACGTGCCGACTGGTTGTAGAGCTTGTGGACAAAGGTTCCCACCGACGGGCGGTTAAAGTCAATATCCACATGAGCCTTCTCAGCCTGCTGAAGGGTCGCGAAGGCACGGATATAACTGACAAATACGCCAAGCAGAAGGTCCTCCAGGTACTCGCACTTGGACGTGATGACGATGCGGTCAACCTCCTTCCGGAGCGTCTCCGGGCTCCACTTGGGAATCTGCGTTAACAGATTCTGGAACGTCTTGAGAATCTGGTCGGACTGTCCATTGCGGTCACACGCACCCTTGGCGGAATCGTAGACGCTCCACAGACCATCGGCAACGTGCGGGACAAGCACGCGGGTCAGGTTCTCACGAAGAGTGGACTTGACGAATTCAGTGCTCATTTGTTTACAGACGAGTCAATGAGTTTCACTAAACCGACGCAGATGCCGACGTTCGTCCTTGTCCTCATGATTCGCAATGAAGAGAAAATCCTAAAGCGTTGTCTAGAGGCAGTGGCTGACGTGGTCTCTGCCTTTTGTATCTGCGACACCGGGTCGACGGATGAGTCCTGTGCGATTGCTACCGAGTTTCTGAACACGCACGATGGCTGCCTCACGCACGAGCCGTGGAAGGATTTCGGGTATAATCGCACAGTCAGCTTTCAGAACGCACAGAACTATCTGAAGAAGACGGGGTGGGACCTGACCGATACATTTGGTCTGCTGCTGGACGCAGACATGGTGTTCGTCCCCGGAAACCTCAAGACGCATCCGCTGGAGCGGTCGGGGTACACGGTGATTCAGAAGGCAGGAACACTCGAGTACCCCAATGCCCGTATTGTTCACATGGAGCATCCGTGGACGTGCCGCGGTGTGACCCACGAGTACTGGGATGGGCCGACAAAGACCCTTCCGCTGTCCGTGTGCCATATTGACGACCGCAACGACGGCGGTTGTAAGGCGGATAAATTCGAGCGAGATGTGCGTCTTTTGGAGCAGGGTCTACTCGACGAGCCGGACAATGGTCGATACATGTTCTACCTGGCTCAGACGTACAATGGTGTTGGCAAGCTGAAGGAGTGCATCGCCATGTACAAGAAGCGGATTGCTGTGGGTGGATGGGAAGAGGAGCTGTGGTACAGTCAGTACATGATTGGCAAGTCATGGTTGGCTCTGGAGAATATTCCAAAGTTCGAGCAGTGGATGCTCAAGGCCCACGAGCGTCGACCGTCCCGTGCCGAGCCCATCTACAGTTTGGCCAAGTATTTCCGCGAAAAGTCCCAGCACCATAAAGCCTACCATTACACGCAGATTGGGTTGAACATCCCCATGACCACCGACGCATTGTTTGTGGAGACGGATGCGTACAATGG